AGGTTGCCCCAGATACAGAAACACCAGAAATTCAAAAAACAATGAACTTGAATGAAATGAAGGCGGTTCGTGCAAAGCACGCAGACCGTTTCGAGGAATTGGTAAATGTTGCCGAATCCGAAAACCGCGACTGGACAAACGGCGAACAGGAAGAAGCCGATTTGTGCAAGCGCGAAGTGGAACGCTTGGACGGAAAAATTTCGCGTCGCCAGGCACACGAAGACATGATCGCGCGCCAGGCGCAGATGGGCGGAAAGTCCGTAAGCGAAGCAAAGGAAATCAACAAGATTAACCGTTCGTTTTCTTTGTCACGCGCCATCGAAAGCGCATCGTTTGGCAAGGCGTTGGAAGGCGCAGAAGCTGAATGGGCGCAGGAAGCGTCAAAGGAATTCCAGGCGCGCGGACTCAACATGAGCGGGCAGATTGGTATTCCAGCACACGCGTTGTACCGTGCTGGCGGTGCTGATGATTTCCAAGCGGGTTCAGGTGATGGATCAGGTTTCGTTGCCACGGCAGTCCCTGGCGCTATCGAAGCTTTGCGTACGCCAACAATGGCCGAGCGTATCGGTGTCACGACCATCAACAACGCCACGTCAAACTTGCAGTTCCCACGCGTAAGCGTCAAGGCGTCAGGTACAGCGGAAGGCGAAGTGGACGCGAACGCCGATTCAGGTCTGGAAATGGACGAAGTTACTTTGTCACCAAACCGCGTAAGCGCTAAGACGCTTTGGTCAAAGCAATTGATTTTGCAAGGCGGTGCGGGCATTGACGCGTTGATTTCGTCTGAATTGTCAGCGGGCATTAACGAAACAATTGACAAAGCCGTATTTGCAGCTGCCTACGCTGGCGCAGGAACAGCTACCGACAAGTCGGGCGGTTCAATTGCGTACGCTGATATTGTCGCACTGGAAACGGCAGTTTTGGCCGCAGGTGGAAGCTTGGGCGCATCTTCATTCGTGGGATCGCCAACGGCACACACCATTTTGAAAAGCGAAGTAGCGGTGGCCAACATTCGTGCTGTTGTCGAAGGCGCTTTGATTGACGGTTACACTTCCAACTTCACGCCAAACTTCGCGGACACAACCGCATCACAGGGCGCGTTGTTGTTCGGTGATTTCCGTTCAGGCATGTTGCTTGCGTTCTTTGGCGGTGTTGACTTGTTGGTTGACCCATACAGCAACGCAGGAACGGCACAAATTGCCTTGCACGTAAACAAGTTCTACGACACGGACGTACGCCAGGCTGGTGCGCTTGCGTCAGTGTACAACTTCATTGCGTAACAACTAACCTTTGGGAAGCCTGGCGATTGGGCTGGGCTTCCTTTTTTTTCCAATGCCATGCGAGTAAGAACACCACAACCAACAACGGGAACTGACATTATCGCGCTTGCCGATATGAAGGAATTTTTGCGCGTGGACGGTTCAGATGAAGATGACACGATCACGGCATTGATGGATAGCGCAGTGGCGCATTGCACTGATTACACGGGCAAACACTTTTCAGAGGACACAGCATTTTTCTACTTGGAAAGATGGCGCCCTGCAACGTTGGCCTTTGGTGGGGTTAGGACAATTACAAGCGTTAAATACTTTGATACGTCAGGCGTGGAGCAAACCCTGTCAACGTCCAAGTATTATACTGACGCAATTTCTGGGCGCGCCATGCGCATTTATTTTCATGACGTTCCAGATCTAGAAGATTACAACAGCACGCCGATTAAAATTGAATGTGCTGTTGGGGAATCAGCAAGCCCAAACATCAAGCACGCCATTCGCATGTTGGTGGCGCATTGGTATGAAAACAGGCGCGCAGTGATTACGACAACGCCCCAGGAAATGCCTTTGGGTGTTCGTGCGTTGCTCAATCCAGAACGCATCATTGATCTGGGACAATGAACATCGGTTACCTAGATAGACGCATCACGTTGGAACTCCGCGGTTCAAGTTTGAACGCGTACGGGGAACCTGACGACTCATGGTCAAGCGTGGGTACTGTCTGGGCGGGCATGGATCACGGGAGCGCAACAGGCAAACAAGACCTGGAACAGGACGTAACGCGAAACGCTGTTATTTGGCGCGTGCGTTCATCGACTTTGACCCGTCAGGTTACACCAAAATACAGGGTGAATTATGGCGGGGAATATTACAACATTCTCGCAGTCCAGGAACGAGGGCGCAAGGATGAGATTCGTTTGATCACGGAACGCGTTGTGTCGGAATGATTACGGTTGCAGGAAATAAGAAGTTTGAAGCACGCCTTAACAGGTTGGCCAACTGGAACCGCGCAGACAAAAACAACATGCGCAAAATCAACCGCGACTCAGCGAAGATTTACACCAGCACGCTGAAAGGCAACATCAAATCGTTTCACAAGGATATTCACGTACAGCGTGGCGGTTCAACGCTAGTCGTAACCAAAGGCCAGATGAAGCGAAGCGTGGGTACATGGTTGCCAAACAAAAGCGGTACTTGGGTATCGGCTGGCGCACGAACCAACGCCCTGGGCAAGCGCAACACCACACCAAATAATGACGGGTGGTTTTCGCATATTGTGGAGGGCGGAGATTCATTCGGTATCAAAAAGCGCACAGTGAACACGGGCGTTTTTGAACGTTCGTTGAATGCGTCAATTAACGCAGTCAAGGCGAAGCGCTTTGGGCTGTTGAAGCAAGCTTACAAACGTTACATGAAATGAAGGTAGGACTTGCCATATATGAATTGTTGACGAACAACGCAAAGTTGACGCCTTACCTAGCGGGGCGCATATACCCTGAGCGCGCGCCAGAGGGGGCGACAACGCCTTACGTTGTGTACAGCGTGATTAGCAACCAGCCGTACGACAACAAAAAGAATACGCCTATTGACGAAGCGAACGTAGAAATTTTCAGCGTGGCCAATGGGTACAGCACGGCCAACCTTGTGGCCGATTTGGTGCGTAACACATTGGATCGCCAGGGTATCAGTTTGAGCGTAAGCGTGGGTGAGGTTGACGTGCAATCAATTCGATACACGAACGAGTACAGCGAAATCAGCGACGACCGCAAGTATTACGCGCAAGTTCAGGAATACACAATACGCATAACCCGTTAATCATGATCACACCAGATTGGTTCACCGAAAACATTGCAGAGCTAGTTTTGGCTTTGCTCGCATTTATTAAAGTCATTGTCAATTTGACGCCCACGGAAAAAGACAACCAGGTATTTGGTTACTTGGACGTTCTTATTAACATGATGATCAAAGACCGTAAAAAGCAAACCCCTAACGAAGATTAAAGATGGCACAGACCACAGGTATTATGAATGGAAGCCAGGTTACCGTAATGTTCGGTGACGCTGGCGCATCACCAACGTATGTTGTTGTTGACAACGTAACAGATTTGAGCGCTTCCCTTTCTGTCGATACGCGCGACACCACGACAAAGAACAATGGCGGTTACAAGGCGCTTTTGCCAGGCCTTAAATCTTTGTCCGTGAACTTCAGCGCTATGTACGCAGATGACGCTACGCAAGGCTTTGCAGAACTCATGACCGCGTACAACGCTGGGACGAAGCAAGCCGTAAAAGTTACTTCATACGATTTTGACGGAAGCGCAGAAAACACAGGCGATCACCGTTTGTCATTTGATGCCTACATTACTTCTGTTGAATGGAGCGCAGGCACAGAAGACAACGCCACGTATTCTTGCACCATGGAATGCGTTAGCACAATTACGTACGAAGCGATCAGCTAATGACAATCACACTTGACGGCAAAACATTTCCAGTGCGTGCAAGCATGCGCGCCTGGCGCAATTTCGAGAATGAAACGGGTTGCAAAGTCGCAAACATTGACAGCGAGGATGTAACGCGCATTCCTGAACTCATGTACTATTTTGTGCAAGAGGGATGTAAGAAGCAAGGGATGGCCTTTGAAATGAACCTAGACGATTTCTTGGGACTTATCGAAGTCGGGGACTTGCCCCAGCTGTCAAAAGTGGTTGAACAGTCTTTGTCTGGAAACAAGGAAAAAAAAACAAACCAGGCAAAGGAGATAAGTTTGAATGGGACAGAATAGAGCAAACAGGGCTGGGCTTTTTACGCCTGAACCCTGATGAACTCTATTCAATGACCTTCAGAGAATTTGACAACGCGGTGCGCGGTTGTGTTGACGCAACAACCAGGGTAGAACAATCAGCCTGGGAGCGTACACGATGGCAAACCGCGTTGTTACTTAATGCCCACACCAAGAAAGGCCACCAGCTAAAACCTAAAGATTTGGCGGTGTTTGATTGGGAAAAGGACACGACAAAAACGAACAAAGTTTCACGCGGATTCGCGCAATTAAAAGCATTGGCAAATGGCTAGATTAGGGGATGCGGTATTGCACATCGGTGCAGACCTGACAGATCTAAACGCAAAACTTGGACAAGCCAAGAAAGGCGTTTCGCAAACAATGGGCAACATTCAAAGGATGGGCGCGGGGTTGACCGCATCCATCACCGCACCCATTGTTGCACTGGGCGCATCGAGCTTCAAA